GTACATTCGCACCACCAAAGTGTGCCAAACTAGATGCCGTGAAAACACGCGTCTTACCGGCTTGTGCCTTCTCGAACGTTACGGGCTCATCCTTGAGATGACCGCAATACACTGGGTGCACACGTTCTTTGCGCTGATACGTCGCAATAATGCGAGTGATCTCGCCTTTAATCTCATCGACGACATCCACATCAGTTGATGTCGCTTCGTCGACAAAGCGTAAAAAGCGTTTCTTTGGGCACTTATAAGGACACCCGGCACTTGTCTTACGGTTCAACTTGTCGCAGTACGTGACACCTGGTGCTCCATTAAGAGCAACTGCAAGCGGATACACATGTACCGCACCCAACTCTAGTTGTGGGACATTTTCAAAGTCGGCAACAGCCTCCTCCAAAATATCTTCATTCAAGAGTGTTACAGGGCGCGTCATGTCGTTCAACGCTAGCCGCCAAGGGACACGCGACATGTCGGGTCGTGTGCGCTCAATGGAGAATCCACGTGCTTCACATGCCGCAGCAATGCAAGTCAGACCAACATTAGTCTTACTTTGCTGACGGAACTCCTTCAAAAAGGATCCGACAACACGCGCACTACCAGGATTACTAGTGTGCACCGTGCTTTGTGGATGCAAAGGTCCCAAGGCACGTGTCTTGGATGGTGCAGAAATAGTTATCTCACCACGGTTCACGTACTTCGGTTCAAGGATCTCACAGGCGGCATTCACCTCCTCTTTCGAGACGGCAAGCGCTGCAACTGTGTCACCTTTACCCAACGTGTGGATACCGAGGAACACAAAGCCTTTTGGTGTATTGGACCACAGAAGTGTGCCACAATTGCCATCAACTGTGGGAGTTTCCACAGTTCCCGACCATGTCCGATTTTCAACGGAACCTCCATGTGACACCCAATAATGGTATGTCGCTTGGATGTTTCTGACCGGACGGCGCCAAATACGCCCATCCACGTAACGCCCCACATACTCTCCATCGAGTTTTGCGGCGTACGTAGTTGAAGCGAAATACTCTGTTAAGTCAGTACCCGGTGGTCGCACGCGCAAGCGAATGAACGCCAGGTCTCGTTTCGGATACCGCTGCACCATTGATTGGGTGACTAAAACATTGCTCACGCCAGGGCGAATATTGCAATTTTCTTCGTCAACCACATCCACGTAGAAGTTACCTTCTGCGGGGATAGCGTGGTTGTTGC